TCCATAAGCTGCGAGAGTTTTTGTTTTGGTAACTTTAATAAATACTCTTGACTTTTCTGCTTCAGTAAATTGAACATCACTTCCGTATAACCCCCTATAATTTCTATAAGACCTTAACCATCGTTCTTCGTCATTACTACGATAGTCTTCGGCACGTTGGTATCTATCCATAATAAATGGTATTATACCACTTACATTTATATCACTAGCTACAGATTCTTCTACGTCTTCTAATGCTATAGAATCATCGTCTAGTGTTACTTCATCTTTTTCTGCCATGTTATATCCTTAATATCCAAATGTAGAGTCTGCCATTGGCATACTGTTACTAGGTCTACCCATTGGGTCGTAGTCAAATATACTAAACCTCGGTCTTGACATTATACCATATCTTAATGCATCATACAAGTGGTCTTCTGCTCTTGTGTCTACATCTTCAGGATTCTTCTTATCCAATGGTAATGCAGGTAATTGTGATACCATATTAGTACAAGTGTTAAAGAAAACTAATCTAGGTTCTTCTGTAAACTCGTCTACTTGTAAACGTCTATGTATTTCATTCTTCCCTGATACACGACTGCCTTTACTTCTATCTGAAGGTCTAAATCGGCATCCCTTCATAATCATTTGTTCAGCCAAAGAAGGACCAGTATCCCCACGTTTATGCCAAAGAGAACTGTCCAGAACCCCATACTTAATATTTCCATCATCGGCTTCAGCATCCAATATCATATCTGCCAAATCTGTGGCAAGTACTTTGCTACAATACAACTCTCTATATACAATAATCTGCTCGTCTGGAGAAACAGCAAACCACAACACACCACTATAAGAGCCATAACCATAATCGCAAGCACGAAATTTAACCCAATTTCTTGGAATTGAAAAAGGCTCAACAACGTGAATATTCCTATCAAACTCAGTAAAAGCAGCACCTTCTTTAATATCCCAATCACCTTCAAGCAACTGCTTACGTTGGTGTTCAGGTAGGGATAGAAGCATTGCTTCATAGTCACCTTGGGCAGACAAATATGGGTTGTCCGATAATCTTGCAGGGATAAATCTACGTTTAAATAGTGCTTGTCCTGCTTTACTGTGTCCTTTTGGATAGGAAAGAACATTCCCTGATTCAATATCTGTGGCATCAAACTGTCTTCCGTATGGTGCAGGGTCAATGAACATTTTCTTAACCCAGTGATGTCCCGGACCTCCGGGGTTAGTTGTTGCTCTCATGTAGACAGGCAAATCCTGTGCAACTGAACGCAAACGTGAACGCATATAGTTCCAAGCATACGGAGTAGACCACTGGGTTAATTCATCAAACCCTATCCAACTAAATGCCAAACCTTGATAACGAAGTACATCATCATCTCTGTCTAGGTATGACATCCATAACCTTGCACCTGATGGTGCTTCCCATTGCATCTTTCTTTCTGACCATTTTATACCCTTCCATATCTGTGGGTATATTTCTTTTGACTTAAATATAAGTTCTCTTAATTCTTCTGTTGTGTGTCGCAATAGCAACCCACTAAATGATGGATGACCCATGTAACGTAGTGGGTCTGCTAACATAGCATAACTTTTTCCACCACCTGCTGAACCACCATATAGTACTTCTCTTTCACCTGCTGCAAGAAACTCTGTCTGAGGTCCTTCGTTAGGTTTAAATACTACATTCTGTTCTTCTACAGGTACTGCTTCTACGTCTGCAACTTCCTGTATCTTAGGCTCTTGCACCTGTTCTTTCTTCTTCGATGGCTTTCGCTTTCTCGATTGCTTTCTCGGCATAAGCTGCCCACTTTCGGAGAGTTCTAGCTTGGTCCTTACGTTGTTTTTCATGTATTAATCTTTTCCTTAACCCCACATGTGATATAACTCTATTTGTTTTAGTTGTTAGCCAATTAGCTACTTCACGATATGAATACTGTTTTATATACTTTCTTGCCATCTCTATGGCTTCTAGCTCAAATGGTATTGGGTCAAGTAAATCAGGGTCTTCTTCATTTAACTTGTATCCAAATGGAACAGTCCTAGCTATGCGAGGTATCTGTATCCATTCATTTTGTTCTTCGTCTTTTAAATCTGTTGGTTGTGGTAACTTCCACTTGCCTACACTTCTATCCATCATTCTTTGCAGGTAATAGCATAACACCACCAGTGCTTTCTACTTGCATCTTCTCAGTCTTCACTAAGCCTGTCCTGTCTAATAATTCTTTTGCTGCCATCATCTTATCTTTTAGACCTAGCTCTGTAGGGTCATATAAGCCTCCTACCATAGCCATTGCAGCTTTAGGTGCGTTCCTACTCATAAATAGCTGTGTAGTCTCTAGAATCTCATCTTTAAGCGATTTAACTATGTCTGTAGTACTAGAGCTTTCAGAATAGCCTGCTAACTTCTTAGCTGCTACTACATCACCACCTGCTTCATCAAATAAAACAGCTAAAAACTTTTGTTGTCTTTCAGTTAGTTCTCTACTCATTATGCAATACTTTCTCTAGCAAACTGCCTATCAACACGAGTAATTAATCTATCGGCTCGATTAGGAGTTTGTTTATACCAATTACTATCTTCCATCTCATCTGCCATTCTTGCCCAATCTAAGTCTTCTACGGCAGCAATCATGTTCTTAAACTTAGATAGTCGTGGTCTACCTAATTGAAAACACATATTAGCTAATACATGTTGTATATCTTCAGGTAGATTATCAAATTGAGAGAACAGTAAGTTACAATCGTTTATAGTTGTTTTAATGTCTCTCTCAAACCAATCGTTTACTTGGTCGTGTGGTATTTTAGTTCCTATAGGTTTATCATAAAACTCTTCATCCCATTCAGTAATAAGGTGTCCTATACCCCCTGTTAAATGCCCAAGTGAACATCTATATATTTCAAACTTTATGCCTTCATCTTCTGCTAACTCGTCTTGTAATTTTATTAAGTTCATTAACTATTTACTTTCTTTAGTTTTATACTTTGTTCTAGATGGCTTATTAGAATCTTTCTCATATGCTCTGCTCTAGTTCTATCTGTAAATGAATACTCTCTAATATCATCACTACTAATTCTAAGTGAGAATATATAAAAAGCACCCTTCTTTACAATACTAGAAGCACTACCTTGTGCTACTCTTGCAGGGTTGATTAGTGTTCCAAAGTTTGTTTCAATAATGTTTGACATTACTTCTTCCCCATAATCTTCATAGCCTGACCTGCACCTTTAATACCAAAGGATGCACTAATTGCTATAAACAAAAGATACTGATACCACTCAGGAAGTGTATTCAATACCTCAAAGCCTGTTCGTACATATTCTGTCATGCTAGGTATAAATACTAGTATAGCAGGTAAAAGCAAAACTGTCAAGGCAAATTCGTCTTTCCACGAATTATCTGTTGAGTCTGCCATAGACTTTTCCCATGCGACTTCACCTGCAGCAACTTTCTCAGCTACAACTGCCTTAGCTTTAGCCTGTGCTACTTTAGCCTGACCATCTGCTTTGACCTTCTCAACCTTACTGCTCATCCAAGAACTAGCGAGGTTTGCGATTGGTCCTATTAATGCTGTTAACATCATTGTCTCCTTTATGTTCGTGACCCATCCAAATGCCAAAGACACCTGTCATCACACCCATAACTACTGATACAAAAGCTGACTGTGCTGCAGTCGGTGTATCTAAATCCATAAACCATTCAGCACATCTCCATGACATTACTGTACTAGCCAACATCATAAATCTAGGAAGTATCTTCCACTTTAAAAAAGTCTCTACACTCATCTTAGGCAATTACAAGTTTCTTTATTAAACTTTGAATCTATCCAACACTTACCATAGTACAAGATAAATAACCATACTGTAAATAGAACACCCTCAACGTAACTAAGTTCATTCCATGCATCTAATATCATGTTGTCCATTATAGTCTCCTAGTGCCTTCTTTTTCTTGTCTTTTTCTTAGAGCTTTCACGTGCTTGTTGAATAGATAGTTTCCTAGCTTCAGCAGCGGCTTCGCCAAGTTTAAGTACAATTTGTCTTTTCTCATCTAAATCTCGCCGTTTTTCTAGCAATCTTTTTGGGTTGTTTAGATACTTGTCTATTTCCTCTAGTTGCTTTGCGTTTAGCAGCCGAAGTGGCGGCGTATTCACTGGAACTAAGAGCCTTAATCGCCGCTTCAGGTAGATAACGTTCGCCTGTAGCTTTTGACCCCTGTGTACTAGGTTTACCACTCTTGGTTCTCCACTTTTGCTTTGTCCAATTTGCTAGTGACTTTTGTGGTGCTCTCATACGCTTCCTTAATCTCTTCTATTGTTCTATTGCATCCTATGCAGACATTCTCTTGCAACGTGCAGATGCCTATACATGGTGTGGTTATAATCTACCTGTCCACTTAGCTACTGCCCAAGCTGCTAATCCTGCAAAGAATATAATGACAATAAACCCTACACTGTAGCCTACATATTCCATTATCTCTTCTCTGCGTTTCTCTGCCATCTTTTCTTGATAACGTCTAGTCTTTCTTGCTTCGGCTTGAAACTGTTGCCAATCCTGCCACAATCCGGGTCTGCCTAGATATATCATCATCTGTTTGAGTTCTTCTTCTTTTTCTCTTATCTGCTCAAGAGCCATGAACTCTTCTAAATCTGAACCACCTACACCTTTGGCTTTTTTCTGTTTAGCTTTCTTTTCTAAGCCTTCTTTTGCGAAAACAAAATCTGATATTTGTTTAGCACAACCGGAAAGTTCCTTACCATTTGATATAAAACTCTTGATAACACCGAAGGCTGCGTTTGCTGCTGCGAGTTCTGCTAACATTATCGTTTCCTTCTAGGTTTACAGTATGCTGTTATCTGTAGATTTGCTCCTTCCATCTGTGGTACGGA